TTCAGTTGTGATCATTGTGTTTAGTTCTTTCGAATCCCCTGAAGGATGGCAATGCCGATGGATATTAGCAGTGCGTACCACGCAAGTATTAACACTGGGAGAGCCTTTGCGCTATGAAGGTAATGTCTGATGGTCGCCAAAGGTAGCACTCAGCGTGAGGGTGAACTGTTCTCAACCAATGCAGCTGGGCTTCTGACGCTTTGCCTTTCTCGGTCTTTAACTCAGCAAAGATGAGTCCGCGCTCTTGGTGTGCCATCACAATGTCAAAGAAGCCCGTGGAACCAGTTGTGATGTAACGGCCTGTCCGAGTCATTGACGGCTGGGAATGATGCACTGACCAACCGAACTGAAACGCCAGTGCTTTAACTTGGGCCATGAATGACGCTTCGCTAATGGGAATCATCGCTTGTCTTTTCCAAGCATGAACCCACACATGAACACCGCGCTCAACATGATGACAAGACTGAACAGGTCCAGCACTAGAACGGCTCCTCTGGGCTGTCATACGTTGGGGCTGGTTGCTCCCCTGCCTTGAGAGAATCTATATAGGCGCTCGCTTCTCGGCGACTGAAAGACTGGAGATTGTGCGGAGGAATTTTGCCCATGGATTTGCACACGGCACGAATCATGTTCTGTTGTTTCTCAGTGGCAAGGTTGCTGGACTCCGTGACAACGGTGTCTCCGCGCTGCACCTTCTGCATCTCCTCACGGGATGGGCGCTTGTCAAGCGATGACCCACAAAAGTTGTGCATAGGAAAGTTACTTAAACAACGCCCCAAACTGGATGTCTCACAGTTCTCCAAAGAACTCGTTTTATTCACGTTGCCCATGTTCCTGACTTCTTCTGCATGGCCTGTGGCTACGACCACGCCATCGCAAAGGATGCTGGTTTTCATGACACAGATGTCTTCACCGGGCAAGGACAAAAGCTCAGAGATGACAGCGAAGAACTGTTCTTTGGTTTCGGCCCATTCAATGAAGCGAGAAAACCTGCTTTGTACTGGTTCATAGGAGTCGATATCAAAGCCCACGGGCATAGTCCTTTTCTAGTTGGTTAAGCATTGAACGAACGTATTCAAGCTTCTTTTGCAGTTCAGCAATCTCTTGGTCTTTGGCATATAGCAAGTCTGCCAAGTCATCGTTGTGCGTGTACTCACTCACCAGCCACCCAGAATTCTCCTGATAGCTGCAGTGTCATCACGGGTCGTGAACAAGGTAACGCTGGTCAAGCCAAAGTCAAGGGTGATGCAGGTAAAGGTGTCGTGGTCGGTGACTTTGCAACTGATGTTTTCCTTGGTTACTTGGTGGATTCCAATGTTGCCCACAACTACTTTTTCACTCATCTGATTTCCCCAATGACACGTTGCTGATGTATGTGATGCCCTTGGACGGGCCTGAACTGTTAAATGATGGGTGCCATGAATCCCTGATAGTTTCAGCGATGTTCGGCAATGCGTGAAGCGCGCCCACAGCCTCAAGCACAAGGCTTGATTCCTTAAAGCGCAACTCCAAAGCCAAGTTATGGCTCAGATTGGTTAATTTGGCAATTAGCTCGCCCGTTGATGTTTCCATTGTTTCCTTTGTTATTTTCCTGATGTTGCTCGCCAGTGGCCAAGGCCACCGTTCTTGTACAGATACCCAGCGACCATGACATTGCACTTAGCAGTGAGCAGTGATTTGATCACATCCTGTTTCTTACAGACAGCGCGTGTCACAGTAGCCCACGACCCTTGGACTTGAAGGAGTCCGACATCGGGGCGACCTGTGGATTTACGAACTGGGGACAATGCACGTTCGGTGCAACGCGATTCGCGCCACATCACTTTGGACATGACCGGGACAACCTTTGCTGGAAAGTGTTGCCTCAGAAGCGGTTCCCATTGCGGGCAGGAATTAACAGCTGCACTTGCGTGGGCTGGGGTGGATAATGCGGTGATGAGGGCTAGTGCCATGATTCTCTTAATCAACCATTTCAACTTCTGTAATCGAAGCAAACGTCATCCATGGAGCCTGCCTAGTGGCGACTGTGACCTTGACGATTTCTTCTGTTGCCGAATCCGTAAAGATTTGGACGAGGGTTAGTTTGTCCTTAGACCATAACGGCATATAGCCCCACGTTGGAAGCATCACTTGCGCCACCAGCGGTTGACCACCTTGAAATATGCCCATGACAGGCACCAGCCGAACAAGACGGCTATGAACATTTGCTCGTGTGTGTAGGTCATGCCCAGCCCCTAACCATGTCAAGACCTGACTGTGTCACAGCGCACACAATGCCCTGAGAGCCACTTGAGAGCGTCCTACGGATGCCTAAGTCGTGGATAAGGCCAGCAGTACGGAGGTCTGAGCATCGCTTCCAGTAGCCCTTAATTTCGTGACCTTGGGCTGAAGCGCGAGATGCAGCTTCTTCGTCTGTGAGGCCCAGTGTGGCATCTGCGTAGATGGCTAGGAGGATGGCGCGGTGACTGCCCACTTTCATGGGGGTCACTTGCCGTGAAGTTTCAGGGTCTGAACTCCTGAACAGTGGTAAGTCGAAAATGATTTTCTGCATTATGTGTTTCCTTTGGTGAAGCCCTTTGAGTGGCTGGATGTGACTTTACACAATTTGAGAAAGCGGTGGTGGATACCCCAATGGAAACAAAGGCACCCACCACCTAGTCCCAGCCCGCTCAAACAAGCTGGGAATCCTTTATGGCTTAGGCAAGGCGCGCCATGCAGCTTCTAGAGCCAGAGCGTCTTCAGCGTGTCCACCATTGGACTGGGGAGCAAGTTCCACATGAATCCAGCGTCCGTTTTTTGAACCACCGTTATCAGTATCAGTCCACTTTTTCCAGCCGGGCTTGCCGTTTCTGTTGCATCTCCAGCCTTGCCACGTTCCGTTTATTAGACCGCCGTAGTCATGAACTTCTTCAATGCCTAGCTCTTTGTAATACTTGACAAACCAGAGCATTGCTTGCACAGCTGCAGCTTTTCCTTCTTTGGTGTCTGCAAAGCCCAAGTCCATACCCCTTGCGGTGCTGTGGACGCTCATGCCCTGACCCGACCTCATCTGCCTAACCACTAGCGTCCCAAGGTTTTTGAAAGACCACCTTCGCGCACACAGCTCTACGAACTTTTCAGTCCCTGCCATTTTTGCAGTGGCTGTCTTGTCATAGCCCGTGTATTTCATAGTGGTGGGTCTTTGGGTTTGTCTTTGAGGCCGTTGCCAGCAAGCAAGCCAATGAGTCCACCCGAAAGGGTGAGGAGCATTGAAGACAGGATGTTGATTTGTTGCGCGTCCAGCTCTGCCATTTTCTCAGGCTGGGTCACAAATAGCAGGCCGTACAGGATTGTGAACACTGAACCCACGAAGGAAAGCGTCAAGCCAAGGGCAACGACCATAACGATGCGCGCCTTAATTTCTTCATTGCTGTGTCTGTTGTCGGGTTTCATCGGCATTTGCCTCCTGTGCCGTATCGGGGAGCTGTTGTTGTCTCTGGAATTGAAGATGCGGTGACGCTCGAAAGTGCTTTGTTTTTGGTTGGTGGGCAGTTAAGACGTTCACGATCAGCGCAAGCAGTGAGGGATGCGCAAATGACCAATAGAATTAGGCTTTTACGCATCATGCAGATGGCCCGATGTCTTCGACATAAAAAGTAAACAAGACAGAGCCGTTAATGATTGCGCTGTTTGCCGTGTTGGTTCTTGCTCGTACTTTTAATGTTTGTGAACCTGTCAAGCCTGTAAAAACTCTTTCCATTCCAATGCTTGTAGGAAGCGAACCCTGCATATATTCCTGTCGTTGTACCAGTTGAGTGTTGGCAGCGTTGGTTATTTCAATAATCCAAAATTGAGCGGTTGCTACGTTGTCGCCCATTCCGTTAAAACTTGCCCGATATAAACGACCTGCAACGGCTGTCCAAGTAATGGTCATGTCTGTTACATCTGCCATTGTTGTGGTCATTGTAAAGTTCGTTGATTTGTTCACATAGCCACGACCTGACGTTCCGCCTGCGGTGGCATCAACAATGCCCCACGGCAAATTGTTCATCTGTGCAGCCGTCAGGATTGCCCCTGATGTGAAAGTTGTATTTGCTGGCATTTGTGTCTCCTTTAGAAACTTAGAAGGTTGTTGTCGAGCGTTCCGAAGATTGCATCGTTCAGGGTGAGGTATTGGTTGCCGTCCGTTGATTCAAACGTGTACGAAATGACATGGTTGCCGGGTGTGATTGTATGGTTCACGCCTGAAACAATCAAGGTTTGACTGTCGCTTGACGGGGTGCCAGTGACAAAGTTTTTAACAACTGTGCAGATGCTGGTGAGGTCAAGACTGAGAGCAATGTTCTGTTGGGCCGTGGTCATTGCTGACAGTTGGCTTTGTAATCCGTTGAACCGCAAAATAGGGTTTTGGTATCGACCCAAAAGATAAGACCCAAGGCCAGCGACTTCTGTTGTGGTGCTGTTCAAAAGGCTGAGAAGGCTGTAAGTCTGCGCCTGATACTGGGCAATAGACGTGGAACTGGTGACTGTTTGCACCGCGCCCGCATCAGACTGGGTGCTGATGATGTTGTAAAGCAGCTCATCGCCGTACTGGTTCATCAGACTATTAAAAGGTAGTCCTGTGCCATCGCCGTTAAAAGTGGCACCTGATACTGGGTTGAGAACGCTTGACCTTCCCTTGAAGGTAAGAGTCCCGTTTGCGCTTATAAACAGATAGCCCTGTTCAGAAGTGTTGATTTGCTGAAGATAGTTAAGACAGTTCGTGTCTTGGTCAATTGCGAAAGCGCCAAGGGTGGATGAACCAGCATCAATGGAACGCGCGCCTTGATAACTGATTTCGGTGTAGTTCAGAACATTGTCAATCCGCGCGCCAGTCTTTTCGACTGATGGCGTCACGGCGTTAATTTGCTGATTTGAGAGAACGGTAAAAGCGTCAGCACATTGAACTGTGGCTGTGTCGTTGAAGCCAAGGTCATAGTTGATGTCCCAGTCTGTAATTAGACCTGTGTAGATAGGGATGCCGTTAGCAAGAATCTGAACTGGGAGGCGCGGAACAATTCCTGTTTGATTGGTCGGTGACCCAATCCAATACGGCGATGACTGGTTCAGCGGGTCAAATGTCCGGGTCTTGTTCCAAAGGTTTATTTGCGCGGTGCCACAGTTGAATTCGTCAAGTTGGCGTGAACGGCCACGAGTGATTGAAACCGACTGCACATATTCGGTGACATCAGCAAACTGGATTCCACCTAAAGTGCCACGACCTGCCGTGTCAAGAACACCATAGAAAGCGTCATTGAGTTGGAATGGTTGACCGAACCCGACAGTGGTTTGAAAACCAATTAGGACTTGAAGCTGTGGCTGGGTCATACCGACACGAAAACTTGGCCCGATAGGCGTTCGGCGGATTTGATGGCTTCGATGATGTCGCGCCCGACCTGAGCAGGGTTGGAAACAAGGCCAGCGTTCACTGTGATTTGGTAGGTCTTTGCTTGGTCAAATGCTGTTTGTCCTGCAGCTACATTGCCACCAAAGAAAGCATTTCCTGCAGCTAATCCAAGACCTGCAGCTGAACTTGCAAGACTGCCAAGCGACTCATTGAAACTCGCCAACGTCATGCCGTTAGCACTTGTGATCAAATCCTGTGTGACTGCTAGTCCTGCAGTTGGGCCGAGGTTGATGAGCTGTGAAAGGCCAGCTTTAGAAAGCCCATACCCGGTTAAATATTCAAGGTTTGACGCAAACTTTTTAGCGTCTGCAATTTGCTTTTGAAATACTTGTGCATAACTAGAAGTCGCTGCTGTTGCTTGTGCAGTATTGACGTTAGTTTCGGACAAAGCCAAAGCATCATTTGCTTCTGCCAATTTGAGCTTTGCTTCCTTGACATCATTTGTTGCTTCGACAATTGCTTCTGCGTCATCGCCCTTTTGAGTTTTGATGAGTTGCTTCATTGCGTCATCAACATCTTTGGTCGCTTTGGCTACATCGCCGTAAGCATCCTTGCGGTCTTTTAGTGCGTCAGCAACGCCCTTAGCTGCATCATCTTGAGTCTTAATGGCATCAGTTAGGGAAACCATGCCTGTGATGGAGTCAGCAGTACTATCGGCAAAATCTTGAAGTTGTTTTTTAGCATCTTCAAGGCTGGCCCCAACAGCATCAACAGCTGTGACTACTCGCTCACGCAAAGTGTCAGCATGGTCTTTAGCTGCCTTGCGGGCTTCTTCTTGTTTTTTCTTTAAGTCGTCAGTGCCTTTAGTGGTTTTCTTAAGTGTTTCGGTGTACTTGTTTGACAACAAAGTGTCCATGTCTCGAAACTCTGCAGCTGTGTAAGTAACTGATGAAGCAACCGTGTCGGATTCTCCAGCAACAAAATGAAGCAACTTTGCAGCTTTTTCTAGTTTGTCAAGCAAGCCACCTGCAAACAATTGTTTTCCAATTTTGAAGAAAGCGTCAGCAACTTTGTTTGTTTCGCCAGAGGCTTTTTCAGCTGCAGTAGGAATAACGTTGTTAAGAATTTTAGCAAAGTCTTCAACAACTGGGGAAAGTTTTGAACCTACTAATTCGTACAAATTGTCAACTGTGATTGAAAGTTGAGCCATTCCGCCTGCGGATGATGCTGCAGCTGCATCTGCCGAACCTTTGAAACTGGTTGCCAGTTGGCGTTGAATAGTGTCAAAGTCTTTTGATTTGACAGCGTCTTTATCCAAGGCAACACCGAGCCTAGTTAGCGCGCCCACATTGCCTTGTTGTGCTTTTGCTAAGGCAATGCTGACAGTCTCTAAGTCTTTGCCTGTACCTGCTGAGATATCAAGTGCCAGTGAAAGTAAGCCTTGGGCCTGTTCCACGTCTTGAGTGGCACGAACAAGGTTGCCCAAAGCTGGACGAAGTTTGTCGTCCGAAACAGCAGTTGTGGCTTCCATTTTCTTGATTTGATTTTCAAGAGAAGCAACTTGAAGGTCAGTTGCCCCTGTTGAGTTTTGAACAGCAATCTTGAGAAGGTCTGCAGCTTTTTCGTCTTCATTAAAAGCTTTAACTGATTTGCCAAGTTCGCCAACTAATACGCTAGCCGAAACCCCTGCAAGCACCTGTGTCCCCATGAGGCTTTTCAGCGAACCTTGTGCGCCCTTAACACCCTTGTCGTTGTATGTGGTGACGATGGGAAGCGTTACTGCAGCCATTTGGTTATCTCACTTCTCTGTTCACGCGCAAGATTACATCCTGCACAATGCCGTGAACGGTTGCTGTCAAATGCGGAAGGTGTTCTTCTCCACCGGGCCACATATACCGAGAAGGACCCTTTTGCCCTTTGCGCTCCCCCACTCTGTGGGGAATGTCCTCAGCGTCAAGGTTGTCGATGAATGGTGAACTGCCACCGCGCGCCCCAGCGGTGTCGTAGATAGCACCAGCAGGGTTGTTCTGAATAATGCTAAACATCGAATAAGCACTGTTGCCCATACGCGCTTTGCGCTTTGGGCCACCAAGTTTGAAACGTATGCCACGAAGAATGAGTTGCTTGTTCCACGCGGTTGCACCGCCACGACCCTTGATGAGTTCGCCCTTAGTAATGCGCGAATCTCCGCCAGATGAGTTGAACGGGGTGATGTCAGAGTCAATGAACTTCAGGTAATCCTTAATGGATTTGATCGTTGGTGCAGCTTCTTTTCGAATCTGACGATTCATCTCTTTAACATAATCAGGTTCAAGTTTCTTGAGACGCTTAAGCGTTTCATCAAGTCCCTTGATTTTCATGTCTGATTGAATGTTTGCCATTACTTGTGTCTGTCTTGGAGGGCTTGGCTGAGAGTACTGATAAGTGTTATCGGCATATCCTTCAGGTCCCGCCATGGAATCCCCGAAAGGATTAGTCCGGCGATGACTCCGTGGATGCCGTCTCGCCAAAAGGGATGCGCTCAACCCTGTACGAAACGCCTTTCACTTCTGAACGGTACTTCTCAATGTTGCTGACGTGGCCTATTTGTTTCATGGAAAGGTAACTCAGGGTTACTAGGTATTCCATGGAAAGGTTTTCGTCAACGGCTTTAATGATTGAAACGGTGTGGAGCTTCTCAAATTCAATGAGGCTTGCTACCGATAGGGCGATTTCATGTTCGCTCCCATCGACCAGCACAGTGGCGATGTGGAGTTCAAACATTAGACGATTGGAGCTGTGTAAAGGCCACCGTTAAAGGTGATTGCACCGACAGTGGCAAGGTCGCCCACTGCACCAGTTACTGGGCGGTACTCATTCATGAGCGTTCCAGTAAGAGTGAAGTTTGGGTTTGTCGCTCCGGGTGAAGCTGAAGTCGGCTTGACAATGAGAGTGGTTTGTACACCGACAAGAGCTGTCAAAGTTGCGTGAACTTTTGACGTTGCAAAGTCTTGGTTGAACGAGATTGTTGCGGTGTTTGATTGGATTCCACCCGTAAAGGTGTGGCCGTTCACTGAAGTGCTGGACATACTAGTTGACTCAACGCTGTCGACCGCCTGTACAAATTCCACGTTTGTGACGTACGCGGTTAGGTCAATTGCGTTCACAGTTACTTGAACATCTTTGTTTACGAAAATAGCCATGACTATTCTGCCTCTGCTTTCTTGGTTTGTTTGTATTCGATATGACCCGCACTGATGAGGGCCTCAATCGATGAGCCTTGCAGCTCATCATCGGTGATTGTGTCGCCAAGCGATTTGCCTGCAACAAGTTCTGATGTGACTTTGTAACTAGCCATGTATTCCTTATGGGTATGCGACCCACGGCACCGTGATGGTGTACGCGGGAAGTTCTTGATTGCCCACAGAATAAACCGTGGGCGTTGCGTCTGTTGCTGATGTTGCGTCAATCACCATGTCCATCGTGTCAAGAAGCGCAATAAGCGCGTCTAAGTTGCCCGGTGGGGGCATCAACACATTGACAGGGAAAGAAAGCGACAACTGGTTTGTGGTTGAACGAGTTACCTGTGGCGGGTCAATGATCACGGAAAGCGGGCGAGCGTTGCGGGAGTCTGAGACAACAACAACTCCAGCAGTCTCAAGCGTTGAAACCAGCCGAAGGCGGGCATCATTTGTACGGCCCATTACGCGACCTGCGCTCGGTTACAACCCCAGAGTCTGAGAATGTCACCCATGGCAACAGGGTTGTTCCCTGATGCTAAAGTTTCATAAGACTGGAATGAGTCACCGCCAGCAGAACCGCGCGAGCGATACAACTGAGCTGCCATCATTGTCGTACCCAATTTCACGTCAGCACTTGGTGCCGTAGCAAGCACATCAGAAAAATATCCTGCAGCGCGCCTTCTACGGAACGCAAGCGCGTTGGCTGCATCTGTGCATACAGTAACGAAAGCGGTGTCATTTGCCGTTGCGGGCGATACCCCCAAGAATGACAGGACCGAACTGTTGTCGGTCCAAGTGCATACACTGGTGTATGTGATTGTCGCCGTGTTGGGTGCGGTGTCGCGTTGGACATCATCGCCAGCGTCAAAATAAATGACTTGATTTTCGCGGAAAACATTCCAGTCAAATTCAAAGTCACCCTCTGGGCCTAGACCAATGAACTCGTAAGGCTCGGTGGAAACAACTGTGAAGTTGCCATCCATGCCATCGCCCACATTCGCGACTGTTATCGCC